ACGATCAGCAGCCCACTCAGATATTTGTGTGTTGGATTGAATCCACTGGTAAACAGTTCCTCTATCGGTATCTAAAGCGGAAGCCATCACCGATATCTGAGTGCCTTTATTAAACGCATCACAGATGTTTACCGCTGGAAAGAACCGCACCTGCCTTCTTTTATTCGTCATCTTCCACTCCTCTATCTCCGCACAAAGGATTCTCTGGTATCGGTTGCGCACATAAACAACGGTATGCGCTTTGCCCTATCGCAATCATTTCTCTTGCCTCCTTTGATCACGCAACACACGGCGTTCTGTTGGTGTGTAACCACCGAACAAACCCCACCTATCATCGTGTTCTTCTAGTTTGATCACCAGCCCTAAACATTGATCCTTAACGGTGCAGTCAGCACAGAATTGTTTAGCAACATCCCAACGATCCTCAGTAAGAGTGTGATGCGGAAAGAACAACGCCATCGGTTGATTCAGACAAGCGGCATCCTCTCGCCAGTGATCACGCCTCACTAGAAAGCCATGTGTTGTAACTGTTAATTGCTTCACGCAACTGCTCAATAGACAGACGATCAGTGCCGTCAAACCTGACAACATCACGGGCTGCATCCGCAAGTTTGACAAGCACACTGATCATCTCGTTTCGATAAGCATCCATTTCCTCAAACACTATTTACATCTCCATCAAATGTTTGATTAATGCTGAACCTTCTTTGGTTGTGAGTTGTGCTAACCCAGTTTTGTTGAACAGTTCTTTTATTACTGGCAACACATCACCGTCTAACTTTTCTTTTCCTAATTTGCTGACCAAACCTTTTTGCTTATCGCTAATCAAACCACCCGAAGTAATCGGGCGCACATCAGCAACAACTGTTGTCGCATTAAAGATTTCGGCAACCTCATCTAAAGAAACAACACGATCATCCACAAACTCTTGAACAACTTTTGGTGATGGCACACCCTTTGCAGGGTGGTTAGGTACATATTTCTTTGCTTCCTCTGCACGCTGCGCTGTAGGCAAAGTGGTGATTGTAGTGTTGTCTGACCAGTCCTGCTTTGACCACAGGCTTAGTGCAATACCAAAACGCATAGAAGCGTTACGCAAGAAGTCACCAATCAACTCTTTATCCATATCAGGTTTATCGGAACGAACCGAACCAACACCCAGTAAAGACTTGCCAAGAAGAGTAAGTGTTGCCCACATCGTTGCAGTGCCGTTTTCAATATGGATAGCAGGTCTGCCGTTATCCCAAGCAACAGGCTGCCAACTCCATGACGGATCAATTTCAATCAGGATGCGTGTGATGTCAGCGTGTGAAACATACGCAAGGTTTATTCCGTTGCGTGGAATCGTGCCAACAATCTTTGGATCAGGAACAGCGTACTGTTCTAAGACTGCACGAAGCAGTTGGGTGTTTAGTTCTTCCATTACTTTGCCTTCTTTCTGTGTGTTCTCATCACACGGTATGGGTTTCCTTGCTTTGTGTATTCCTGAATTAACTCAGGATGTTCTTGCTTTAATCGTGCAGCATCAAACGATTCTTTTCCTGCTTGCTGCTTCCACGAAACTATTTGCTGACCATTAATCAAGCCGATCTCGTTGCCCAACATCATTTGAGCAATCGCATCTTTCGCTTTAGTTTCTAACTCTGAAGCCTGCTTGGATAATGCTCTTGCTTCCTCCAACTGCGCAACCCAATCTAATACTGTTGCATCAAGTTCAACTGTCGTTGGTTCAACACGCCAGATGCGTGCAATGTCGTCAGCACTAAAGTTGTTGATCTCATCTAACGGTGGAGTGTTGTTATCTACCCAACCACCAAACACATCGGATTCGGTTAGCAGCGTGTCAATCGCCAAAGGATTGTCAGGCAACTCAACACAACTAATGCGTAGGTCACGATCAAGTACCACGAACCAAACGGGAACTTCCAACACGGCTTGCTGCGCCCAACCTTGCCACAACCATTCAGCAGGTAAATCTGATGACTCGTAGATGCTGTAACGGGTAGTTGTCTTTGCTTCCACTACAACTGAAGGTGACTGTTCGTTATCTACACCGTCAAGGCTGATTGATAAACGACCGTCACGATAAATTACTTCGGGTGTAATAATGTTTGTTCCAAGTTGCTTTGATGCCCTAGCGATCAGCGCAGGTTCAAGATCGTTACCACGATCAAACACAGCGTTGGATGGCTGCTCTACTGGTTCGTTTGTTTTGTCTGCAAACAAGGCTGCACGAGATTTGTATGGTGACACACCCATCAACGCAGGAATATCGGAAGCCCCGAATACGCATCTGCCTTGCTCATCTTTCCAGCGTGCCAGCAACCAATCTTTGCTGCCGTGTTTCTCTTTCGGTATTACTTGCATTTGTTTCTCCTCTGTTTGTGGTTTGATCTAGTTCTATCTTGGGGGTGTAACACAGTAAACAGTTATATGTGCAGCCATCAGTTGTTCCGCAACCCATCTAGCGACTGGTGTAGTAACACCATTGCCTACCTGCTTAAAGCGTTGCGCATCTGAAAGTTCTGTACCGTCAGCAGCCCATCTTGTGTGATCATCAGGATATCCCTGCAACCTTTCACACTCCAAAGGTGTTAGTTGTCTAGGTCGAAGTGTTTCGCTAACAACACAGACAGTTGCGATTGTTTTAAGTGGGGGTGTAACCCCAATTCCAAACTGATCAAGCCTTCCGTGTGATCTGTAAAAGGCAACTGTGTTTCCCTTTTGAATATTCCCTTTACTGCTTTCCAAGACAGGAAATATTTTGCAGGAACTTGGGTTTCGGGAATCAGATATGAATCCAAACACAACAAATACTCTTCTGCGTACTTGGGGCTTTCCAAAATATTTGCTGTCCAACAATTTCCATTCAATGACCACCGCCCCTGCTTCTGCCATCGAATCCAAGACTTGCCCAAAGTCAGCACCTTTGTTGGAGTCAAGTGACCCTGCAACATTTTCCCATATTGCCCATCTTGGAAAAGTTCCTGCTGTTGCATCTCTCATCTCCTTTATGATTCGGATTGCCTCAAAAAATAAACCTGAACGCTCACCACTTAAACCCTCACGCTTGCCTGCTTTAGATAAATCCTGACATGGACTACCAAAAATAATGCAATCAACTGGAGGAAGAAATCTTCCGTTTACATTTCTAACATCACTCCACTTTTCTACATCAGGCCAATGATTATCTAAAACGCTACGGCAATGCTTATCCCATTCAACTTGGAACTTGCAATTCCAACCAGCCTGTTCCATGCCCATATCAAAACCGCCTACCCCTGCAAACAAACTTCCAAAAGTAGGTTTCATTTTGCTGAAGCCCTGTCTGCTTTTGGGTCACGCACTTCCCACACTCCACGCCTCAACTTGCGGAACAGATCAACTCTGTCACCGATAAACTTGCGAACAGAAGGTGCACTTAATCCTGAGACTTCAACTAGCAGCGGTATTGTTACTTCACCAAAAACATTGTTAGCGCACCAGTCAATGATGTCACCATACAAGTCTGCCCTTGTCACACTGTCAGGAGAACGATGCGCTGTCGCAAGCATCCTTCCGATCTCGCTAGTTGGTACTTGCTGCCTAACTTGGTATGGGATATGCGCACACCAAAGCGGTCTGCCGTATGTGTTAATTGCTTCAGCAACTTGATCTAAAGCATTCATTAGATTTCAACCTCCTGTCCTGATGCTTTAAGTTCTTTCTTCAACTTGCGTCTTTCTTTGGCTTCTGCTTTCGCTTCTGCAATACGCTTTTCGTTTAGTTTGTCTGCACCGTCAAAGTAGAAATCAACATTGTTGAACGCTGTGAAATGTTTGACCCCAGCCTCATCTTTGATCCCAATCTTGTAGCAGCCAAATGCATCTTCTTCTTCAGAAATCCAGAATACAATTCCGATAGTTCCTTGTGGAACTTTGCGCCCCCGATAAACCTTTACGGTTTGCCCAACAACAATTTCACCGTTAGCAATCGCTTCTGCTTTTTGATGAAGTTCCTTATCTTTCTGACGCTTAAACTCTGCCTGATATTCGGCTGCTTGCTCAGGTGTGGCTGTGCAGTAGTGAGGCGACTTCCATGTGCCTGTGCCGCCTTCGTAGTCCTGCTCATTGCGCTGAGCCAAATATCGCTTACCGTTACGGTTGGTATCCCAAAAACATTCGCAACCACACTTGTTGCACCTTGTGAACTGCTTATCTTTCATCACTTCACCTCCTTCGTGATTACTTCAAAGCGGAACGCTGGATTTGTTTCTGATGCTTTTGCATTCAACTCATCGCACATTATTTTTGCGGCAACGAAGTCGCTGAACTTGAACACCTTGATTGTTTTTGAACCAATCTGATTGTGCTTTCTAATCAGGTGATGCTTGAACTTCTGTGCTGTTTCCATGACTTCCCTCCTCAGGGTTTCTCTAGGGCTTGTTCCCTATACCTACACAATAACCAATCCACACGAACAATGCCAATCTTTCTAAAAGCCTCTACCAGTACGGGGTTCAGCCAATACTTGGAACTGAGAACTTGACCACATCCCTGACCTGCTTCTCAATAAGGTAGTCCACCGCATACCCGTACTGCTCGCCTCGCACCTCAGCGAACGACACCGTGACCTTCCATCGTTTCTCGGTAGCGTG